TGAGATTTATATGATTCCATCTCACCTGCTGTTTTTTCGTATAAAGTCTTGAAATCCTCAACCTCTTTTAACTTAGCTACTTCAGCGTTTGCTAATTGAGATTCGAGTTTTGCTAAACGTGTTTCAGCATCCTGCGACCTTTTTCGATACTTTTTGCTTTCTGCAACTAATGCTCCTACATCGGTCGAACTTGTGGAAGCCTCTTCTGTAGTTCCCTCACTCACTGCTTCGGTAGCTACGTTGTTTTCTTCGGACATGCTGTCCTCCTATATGTTGTTATTGGAAATTGTATCATACAATATGTTGCATAGTACAAGTAGGGTAACTTAAATTAACTTACTTGTAAGATGCAAGTATTAATGGATAATCAGACACAATATAAGCAGCAATGGTTTGACTTTATGGGCTATAAACCTCATGCAGGTCAAAGTAAATTGCATTTCCCTGATAAGGATACAGCGAGATTCTTCGTTATGGTCTGTGGTAGGCGATTTGGTAAAACAACCTCGTCTGCGATGGAGGCAACCTATTATGCTTCTCAACCCAATAAAAAGATATGGCTTGTAGGGCTATCCTACGACAAAGCAGATTTAATGTTCAGAGAAGTATGGCAGAAGATGGTTATTGGGCGTTCTCAGGACATTGAGAGAGCTTCAGAGAAGGACAGGTTTATAAAGTTTAAGTGGGGGACTACTGTAGAAGCTAAGTCCGCTGACAATCCTGATTCACTTGTCGGGGAAGGGTTAGATTTACTAATCATGGATGAGGTGGCTAAAATGAAAAGGAAGATATGGGATATGTATCTTTCGCCAACCTTATCTGACAGGAAGGGCAAAGCTATCTTCATAACAACCCCTGAAGGGTTTAATTGGATATATGATTTGTTTTTGCTTGGGAAGACCGATGATTTATGGGAATCTCACCAAGCCCCGACTTGGGATAATCATATAGTATTCCCTGATGGGAAAAAAGACTCCTTTCTTATTGAGCGTAAGCGTAATATGTCAAAGGAACTTTATGAGCAAGAGTATGGGGCGATGTTTACTTCGTTTGAAGGCAGAGTTTACCCTTTTGATAGGAATACGGATATGGGAGAGTTCCCTTATAATCCTAACTTCCCGACTTATTGTTCTATTGATTTTGGGTTTAGAATGCCTGCTGCTATATGGTTTCAAACTCATGTAGTGGGTGGACTAACGCACATAACTGTTATAGATGAGATTGTCCATAAGGCGAATCTAAAGACGGATGAGTTTGCTGAGATGATTAGTGCTAAAAGATATAATGTAAGAGAGTATTATGGTGACCCTGCAGGTATGCAAGCACAAGGGCAGTCAGGCTTAGGGGATATAGAGATTTTTAGACGTAAAGGCATACATGTAAGAAGTATTAGAGATAAAGTATCAAGAAGTATAGCGTCAGGAGTAAGCCACGTTAGAGGGTTTATAGAAAATGCACAAGGACAGAGGTTTATACATTTAGATAAGAAGTGTATGGGGTTAGCAGAAGATTTAGAGAATTATAGATACCCTGAATCAGGAGAAGGTAAAGACTTAAAGCCAGACCCTGTTAAAGATGGAAGGCATGACCACTCAATGGATGCTTTCAGGTATTTCTTTTTAAATAGATTTCCAATTAGACAAAGAGAATTAGGAGTAATTTCAAGATGACAAACCCGATAGACATTATACAGGAATCCGTCAGGGACTATAAGTTAAATATAGCACAAGCAAGACGAGATGAGATACGGAAGTTGCTTGATTACTATACTGGCACAGAAACCACTAAATATATTGAGGATTACTTCTCTGGTGAGGCTTTAAATGAAATCCCAAGCTATGAGGCTAATTTCACACGAAGATTTATCAATAAGATGTCAAGGATTTACACAGTAGGGGCTTCTCGCAATGTGAGTGATTCATACTCCTCCTTAACTCGCAAAAAAGATACTAAAATGAAGCACATTGAAAGGATGACTCGTCTTATAGGGTCTGTTGCAACACAAGTAATATATCGTGATGACCTCTCACAGCCCTGTTTCGACTATAGACCTGTTTATTACTTCGATGTGCATCTTGGTGAGAACCCCTTTGTGCCTGAAGCTATTACATATCCGATTATGATGAATGTAAGTGATGTTTCTTCTACTGCAAAGTTACACTATGCGTACTGGGACAAAGAAAGATATATCCATTTTGATGAAGATGGCAATATTATGAATGAATATCTGCACGGCTATGGCGTGATACCGTTTTTATTCACCCACAGAGAAGACCAGATTGATTCTTTCTTCGTAGAAGGAGCTAATGACATCGTCAGCTGCAATGAGCATGTAAACATAAAACTAACAGAGGTCGCTCTTGGGCTTAGGTTTCAAATGTTTGGGCAGCCATATATTACAGGGATGTATGGGGATAAGAAATTAGAACGAGCAGGGAGCGATACGATACTTGACCTACCCGAAGGTGCAACTTTTGGTATTGCTGCTCCCGAAGGTGATATGAATGCAGCTATTGAGGTTATTAAATTTGAATTAGACTTGGTTGCTCAGAATAATCACCTATATGTGCAATTTGCTCAAGATGGTGGAGAAACTCCATCAGGGATTGCACTCAAGATTAAGGATTTAGAGCGTTTTGAAGATTACCAAGACGATTTAGACCTATATCGTATGTATGAGTTTGATTTGTATGATATTGAGAAGAGGATTGCAGCATACAACAATATCTCTTTACCTGAAGAGCTAAAGATAGACTTCAAAGAACCTGAGTATCCAAAGACAGTCCAAGACCAAATCTTATTGGATGAGCACATGCTTGCACATCACATGATTGATGAGGTTGGGTTGCTTATGAAACACAATCAGGACTTGAGTAAATCTGAAGCCGAAGCTATAATAGAAGCTAACAAAGAAGCTATGAAAGATGAGAATCCACAGGACACTGGAGAAGGATACACTATTAACCCTACTGTAGAAGACTATAATGCCTAAGATACTTATAGAGACTAACTTTAGCTTTGCTAAACTTGTAGGTGAATACAAACAACTGAAAGAAGATGTTGTTCAAGACCTCATAAAAAGAGAAGCCGAAACGATGAAGCATAAGGTATCTACAGGGACTACTGTTTCAGGTGCACCGATGCAACCAATCAGAGATTCTACTGTACTTATGAGGAGCATAAATAGGCACTCTATAAATACACCTCCATTGAACGCTTCTGGTAAGCTATTGAAGAGTATTAAGGCTACTAAAAAGGGTGTGTCCCTAAAAAAATATGGGGTTTATCAGAATGATGGGTTCACCCCAAAGAAAATCCCTACAGGGTTAAGCAGGCAAGCTGTAAGGAAATCTAAAAAAGGAGTATTCTTTAAAAATAACACAAAGAATATTAGAGTCCCTGCAAGGCAATTCATTAACACAGATAAAACATTTACTGTAAGGAAAAAGGTTTTGCGAAAGTTCCTTAGAGGAGTTCACAAAGCATTAAAGGTATGAGGGGTTAGTATGAACATATTTAAGGAAGTTAGACTAATTAAAGACGTATTAACTTTGATATTCACACAGCAATTAGAGCTGAAAAGCCAATTATCTGAAGTCCAAGAGCAATTAGACTCAATGATATTAGAACCTGAAGAGCCTGAAGTTCCTTATGAATCCTTTGAAGACGAGATGGGTGATGTACAAATCCCTACAGAGGTTTACGACGCAATGTGCGAGTACCTTGAAGAAGATGATATGAATTTAGTGGGTCTTACTTAATAGGAACAAAGAACTCTGCGTAAGCATCACAGCTTGGGCAAGTAAAGTTACTAACGATACCTTCACCTTCACAGCTATAGTCCTCAAAGGAAAAGTCACCGCCCCAAATCATCGCTGCTCCACAATTATAGCACTTCATTTTATCTCCTTCTTTAAAAACGCCTGAAAGTCCTCACTATCCTCTTTATACTTAACATACATTGAAAATAGTGTATTAAATGAGTTAATCTTCTGCTCCAACATGGCAGTATTCGCAATCAGCCTCGCTACTATATCTTGGAGTTCTTTTTTAGTTGTCTTTTGCTTCATTCTCTTTCCTTTCTATTTGTTCAATCCACGCAACACGTTGCCCTTTAGTGGGTCTCTTAGATGGTAGTGGTTCAACTCCAACAGCCTCAGCACGTTTCTTCCATCTATACCACATCTTACGTTGGTCAAGGTATTTAGACTTCTGCTTCTCAGACTTAACCACCTTCTTTAGATGTTTCTTCTCTTTCGTAACTCTATGTGCTTGATTCTCGATGTTTCGTTCTGGTAGGGTAGTTAGGTCTATTTCAGGTATCACAGATATAATCTCTTCAACCTCAGCATCCTCAATCTCCCCATCCTCAACATTCGCAACTTCAATCTTGCTCATGAACTTTTCAAAAGGCGAATCAATAGTTATATTAACATTCTTAACAAGTTTACCACTATGCTCCAGTATCAATCTACCTGCCTGAACATTCCCACTCTTGGCTTCTCTAATCATCGCATTCAACACCGCAGGTATCTCTCCACCGAACTCAAGCATATACCGATTATATATAGCATCTATAAAGTTTGGGTCTTGTCGCCACGCCTCCACAGTCTTAGGACTAACTCCCAATCTAACTGCAACTTCTTGTGCTGTAATATCAGGTTGTAACGCATACATCTCTGCCCCATGTGCTTTACGAGGGGACTTCATCAACTTGGTCATAATATCCTTTCTACCAAAGACTGTAATTTAACTACGATGGTAGATATATTAGTAGTTTTTTTATATTTTTATTTTGGTAGTTAGTTTTTGTATTTTACGAGGAACGGTAACCCCCCAAGACTTACGAGTAACATACGGGTACATGGGGTGCATTCAATAGTTTACATAATCCAAATGTAACATCATTAATTTAAGTACCAAATTTAAGTACCAATCACAAAACACATCACAAAATTTACCCCTAATTTCAGCGTGTAAAATGAAACGGGCTGTATTCCATCAATATCATTAAATATTAACACACGATTTAAGGCTATGTTTTATCAATGTGGTGTATTGGTATGACTTGGACACAATAACGCCGTAATCATAGCATTCTGGAGCTTAGATGAGTACTTGGTGTAATTGTGTGGGGTTGGTGGATAATGTGTGGATAATACGTGACGGATGAACCCTATATTGATATATTGTGAGGATTAATCGTTACTACTCGTTACTGTATTACATGTGATTAAATTGTATTACTTATATGGATTGAATAAATGATGTTTGTGGGCTGTGTTTTGTTATGGTGGTGTTAGGTGTAGTAAACAAAAAACCCACTGTTTTAAGGTGGGTTCTTCTATGGTGTTTCTGTTATGTGATATCTTATCTTAATTAATCTGTACCGCCTTTTTATTCATCTATTCTGACTGGCATAATTACCCCACTGTATTTTGGATTGTCATTATCATCAGCAAATTGAGTAAATTTTATAGGCTTCCTGTTTGAATCTAAATTAAAGTCTAAAATTACATTTTTCTCACCGTCAATTTCTGGCACTGAATCACATAACCGTTTTAATAGTTTTAAATTTACGCCTACTTTAAAGCTATTACTATGATGTTCAGGCACAACCGTTTCATAGTCTGGGTATTTCTGGTCTATATAGGGATAAATAGCGGTGATTCCATTAATAGTGCTATTTATTGCACCGTTTGTGGTGTACTCAGAACGCTGACTCTTTTTAGTCTTAAAGCAATCTACTGGAAGAATACCCGATTCATCACCGTCAGAAGTTTCAACCGTGTGAGATATTAAGATATGACCGTCGGTACAAGTTAATAACCCTTTATCAGGCTCATAAAATGCCCCGTTCAATGCAGGCTTTAATTCACTACTTGAACAACCATTTTTTATATTTGATTTTGTAAGTTCTGTTCTCATGTTATTTCTCTTTTCTGTTATTTGTTGTTTTGTTTAATTTAATAGCATCCATAATTAGTGGTAATATCGCAACCGCTGTTAATATTTCCCATATAATTAGTTCCATGAATAAACCTCCTTAATTAAAGTTTTATATGAATCCACACAATGTAGAGCACCCAAAAAAGTTTTTGCACCCTCTTTGTGAGTTAAATTACCCATGTGTTTAATTGAAAGTAAATTACCTAAAATGATACGTCTTGATTCATGTTTTTCGGTCTTTGCACCACC